AAGCAGCTGAAGAATATATTCTCCGGAAAAGAATCGAATATTCTAAACTTCCAAATAAAAAGAAACTTAAAGAACACAACCAGGCATATCCTCTTACTGTTGAAGAAGCCTTTACTTCAGGAGGGTCAAATAACTTCAATGACGAGAAGATCTATGATAAGTTATTCCAGATAGAAGGAGACCCAAATAACTACCGCCCGGTTATACTTGAATGGGTTACTGATTCCAGAGGACAGAACATCGCAGATCTTGGTTTTGAACTTCGTGTTAAATGCCGACCGGCAACTAAAGATGATCCGGACTGGAAGATAGGATACGAATACCAGGGGCCCATGCCAGATTACTATGATCTTGATGTAGGAGGCATTGACGGATACAATCAGGACATTACCCAGGTATCTACTTCTCTTGGCGCCATGACTGTTTTACGGCAGGGTAATAAAGTTAATCTTGTTGATAAAGGAATACATAAAGGATTGTATCCAGTCTTTCTTTATTACAAACGTCCACCACGTAAAGAAGAGTTTTTCGACATGTGTTTGAAGATTTCCGTTTACTATCGGTTAAAAAAGAATACGATGGTAAATGCCGAACAGGATTTTGTCATTGACTATTTTATAAAGAACGGTGGAACCAATTATCTTTCAATACGTCCAAAGTCTTTTGATGCACCAAAGACAAAGCAGGTACATAAGTATGGTGCTAAGATGACAGGCTTTTCAAAAGAGATGATACTTGGTGTTGTTCAGACATGGGTTGAAAATTATGTTGACCTATGTCATTTTCCTGAGATGCTTCGTGATCTGCTTGCTTATGATGAGGAATACATTGGAACTGACTGGGATTCTGTAGATGCTCTTGCATACGCTATCATGAGGGTAGAGGACATGAAAACCCGTCCACGAAAGTCTGATGATTTCGGTGAAGTAAATACTGATCCTGAATGGATTGTTAATAAAAATGGGAATATCGTTCTAAAGAACGAAATGAAAGAAGAGGTAAAAACTACAGAAGAGAAAAATGAGGTTTTTAATAAATGGGTATCTCTTGACTATCAGCGTCCTAAGAAAAAAGACGAGTTCGATTAAAATAATAATACAGGATTATTGTTTATCATATAATTAATTTTTTATACATTTGACAAAATTAATCTAAAGCGATGCCTTTCCCCGACATCTTAGAAAATGATTTTTCAGTTGGAGGAAAAAAGAATCAAGAAGTACACGAAGCACTTGATTATGCAGCCAGCCAATGGTTGTCCCGGGAATCGCGGATAAAAAGAATCGACTCTTTATACGACTCACATAACGGCATTACTCCACAAGAAGAAATAGAAGCCGTAACAAAAGCCACCGGGAAACTATCAAAAACAAAATACGTTCAGTATCGTCTTGGCAGGACAAAGTTAAAACAACTTCATGGCGAGTTTCTCGAAATAAACATTGAACCTACTGTCAGTACTACTAATCGGGAAGCATTGAACCGTAAGATGACCAAGTATAAAGAATTACTTGGTATGTCCCTTGCTAAACCACAAATAGAGAAAGTCAGACAACTTGGTTATAATGTCTTTCCCGGAATAAAAATTCCAAATCGTGATGATAAGAACACCTGGAATGCAAACAATTTCAAGTTAGCAAATGAAATAGTTATGCAGCGTATTGTCAACGACAAGATGCGTACACAAAGATTAAAATCTATATTCTACTATAACTTCGTTGACTGCACCATTACATCTGAAGTATTTGGTAAGGTTGAAAGAAACATAAATGGTATAGATACTTATCGATTCATACCTGCGAAGTATGCTCTATATGAAGAAAGTATCTCTGATCCATTTCTTGACCAGTCACCATATCTCGGTGAGGTCCGTCCAATGTTTGCTCATGAGATTCTAACCAATAAAGAATTCGATCTTGATGACGAAGAAAGAAAGATTATCAAAGATCTTCAGAATGGATCTAACTCAGATCAGGGTAAAAATACACAGGACAATACCACCAGCAAGTTAATTAATACTTATACTATCCAGTGGAAAGGACTGGAACCAGTATATTGTAAAACTTCACCAGCGAAAGGATCTTCGGAACCATATATGAGTATAATATCTGAAGAATACTATAAGAAAAATAAAAATTGGATTGATAAGGATGTAAAGGCTGGCAACTATACTGTGGAGAAATATCTTCGTGAAATACTCTGGACAGCTACAAGGATACATACAGGAATTTATACTAAGGCCAAAAAAGAAAAGAATCTTATCCAACGCCTTAATGAGAATAACAAGTATAATGTAGATTTCGATTATAGTGGAATGCTTTTTAGTACTGTTGATGGTGTTAGGGTATCAGTTCAGGAAATAATAAAAGAACTCGAAAAGATATATGACTCAATTCGTTTTCAGATTAACAGAGAACTGAAGAAGATCAAAGGTACGATGGTTGGCTTTGATGAAGCATTTACTCCAAAAGGAAAAAACTTTACTGATGTTATCCATTCCATATCTGAAGATGGTATTGTGCGTTTTAATTCATCTGCTGAAGGTAATGTTTCAGGAACCGAACTTGATAGTAACAAGGTTGGTGTATCTGCAATAAATCTTGGACAAAATCAGAATCTTATAGTTCTTCTTAACCAGGCAATGGATATTGAACGCGTGATGGACAGGGTTACTGGTATGAATGAGAATCGCCAGGGACTAACAAAAGCAACAACCACTGCAACAGCCAATGTAAATAATATTGAGGCATCAAGGTCAATGACATATGACCTTTTTTATTTTATGCAGGAGTTTATTGAGAGGACATTAACAAAACTTGTTGAAAAAACTAAAATTAATAAAACATATATTGGCGCAGATAACCGTCAATTTATATTTGATGATGGGGAAGAAATGTTTCTGATGTCAACAAAAGAACTTGACTTTGATAATTATGGAATATCTGTTACCGATGGGAAACGAGAAAAAGATATCTTAAGTAAACTCGAGCCGTTATTCCTTCAAGAGATAAATGCAGGAACATTACGATCAAAAGATGCTGCCAGATTCTGGACTGAGAGTTCATTCGCTGCAGCACTTCGTGTTCTTGATAATGCTCATGAAGAACTATCCAGGATCCGCCAGGAAGAAATTAAAGCAAAACAGGAAGCATCATTTAAGGACATGGAACAAAGGGCCCAGGAAGTAGTTGCTGATCGTGAAGATAGCCAATCTCATGATCGTGATATGGAAGTTCTTCGTACTGAAGGTAAGAAAGAAGTTGTGTTACTTACTAATTCATTACAGGCTCAAAATGATGCAGCAAATATATCTGGGAAAGCTGCGACAACACCAGAGAAAAAGAAAGAAGGTTTATTTTAATATATTTTTTTTAATTAATCTTAATAGTTATGGCAACAAAAGAAAAGGAATTCGCTGATAATGAAGATGATTTCTCTTTCGGCGATACCCAGGTAAAAGAGAAAGACTCTGGAGAAAAAGATAAAGAAGAAATCTTTGAAGAAGATAAATCCTCTGAAGAAGGAAAGAAAGAAAAGAAAGAAGAAAAAAAGGAAGAAAAGAAGGAAGAAAAAAAAGAGGAAGACAATACTGACGAGAAAAAAGAAGAAGAAAACAAAGATGATGAAGAAAAGTCAGATGAAGAAGAGGAACTTGATATCTTTCTTGATAAAGAGGAGAAGACCGGGGAGCCAGGAAAAATCAGTTTAAAAAAATTAGCAAAAGATCTCGATGTAGATCTTGAAAAAGATGATGATGAACAGGAATTTAAATCGAAGGTATCTGCTAAACTTGAAAAAAATAAACAGGAATTTAAGCTTGATGGATATTCGGAGGAAGCAAAAGCTGTTATAAAACATCTAAATGAAAATGGCGGAGACCTTGATTCGTTCTTTCTAAATAAGCAAATTATATCATTGCAGAATGTTCTTGCACTTGATCCTGAAACGAAAGTTCGTAATGTCCGGATAAGAGAGATAATGTCAGAAGGAAAGACTGAGGTTGAAGCAAAGAAAGATGTTGATGAAGAGATAAAAGAATTAAGTACAAGAGAAATAAAAGACCTGGCTACAAATATTGATGATCAGGCAAAGAAGTTAATCAACAAAGAAGTAACAAGTATTGTTGGTGACAGAGAAGTTAAGGCAGTTGCCGAAAGACAAAGAAAAGAACAGGAAGCTCAGGTTTCCCGTACAAACTTGAAATCGTTCATTGAAAAGCAAGATAATTTTTTGGGTTTAACGCTTACCACTGATGCGAAAAAATTGATCCTACGCGACATTGACAACGGGACATTTGATAAAGTGTTAGCACAGAACCCAGAACAAATAAAGTTTTCCTCATATATGTTCTCCAAATATGGAACGAAGATTATGAAGAAAATTGGTGATTCATTATCGGAAAAAAGCAGAGAAGGATTTAACAACGCAACCCGCAAACATCTCAATGCATTGCATAAGACAGATGAAGCAGGTAACACAAAGAAGACAGGTCATTCACCCGGTAAAGGAAAATCCGATGATGGATCTTCCAAACCAAAATGGGGGAACGAAGATTTCGAATAGGAATGTTTGAATTGGATCTTTAAATTAGTATTAATTAAAAAGATTCAAAAAAATGAAAATTAAAATTTATCATGGTAGTGTCAGTGAAGGTGATGCTCAGGAATTCCATCTTGTTCAGAACCATCTTCTTGATCCTAATGCCAATATCGACCGTGTTATAATGTATGCCGAACAAAGGCATCTTATGACACTTCTTACATCCGGAGTTCGCGAAGGTCGCTATACGGCTCCCGGATTTACACCTAAAGGTGGAGATACTGTTCAGACTCATATCAAACCAATTCCACAGGCTGAAATGGTTTCTTCAAATGCATGGTCCTACAAGATCATGGGAAGAATACAGAAATCTGTTGAGGTTCTTGGATCGGCTTCTGTCGGGACTGATATTGCCGGCACAACCTCAAAAGGTGGAAGTTTCAAACTCTATCTGAAGGATAATTACCTTACCCCGGGAATGAACGCTGTTTTCTATAACGGTGAACATGCAAGGGTAATGAGTCGTCCAATTGGTTATCAGGACAGGTTCCTTTATACTTTTGAATGTTATCCTGGTAAATCTTTTGCTTGGGCAACATGGATCGGCACACAGGTTGGTCGCAAGACAATCTTTGGTGGTTATACAACCTTTGGTGAAAGATCACGTAGGGGATATGGAATGTTTCATTATCCTGATCGTTTTATTCAGCATACCACAAAACAAAGAAAATCGATATCACTTTCCGGTGATGTCAATGCCAATGAAGTTATCTGGTATGAACTGAATAACAAGAAAGGATTTGTTTACGAAGCAGAAGCTCAAACCAGGGCTCAGTTCCTTCTTGAAGACGAATATCGTCTGTGGTGGGGAGAATCCACAATGAGAGATTCATTTGGTAATCTTCTTACTCATGCATCCATGCAGGATGAAGAGGGACAGGATATTGTTGCTGGTGATGGATTTGTTCCCCAGATAAAAGGAGCAAACGATATGGACTGTTCAAATGCTGATGGTACGGCTACCTATCAGGACCTTGTTGATATGGTAAAACAGATCAAGAAGAAAAAGAACAGGATTTCCGGAAATACATATATTGTTGTTACCGGTACTGATGGAATGTCGAATGCTGATTCTGTTATTTCAGCAAGGGCAACAGCAACTCAGCCTCTTGTAACTCTTGTACAGCAGACAAGTCAGGCTGGTGGTGCAGAACCTACCATTGGATATAATTTCAAACGTCTGAATATTGCAGGGGAACAGTTAATCTTTGTTGAGAACCCGATGATGGATGACGAAGAGAAATTCCCACGCAGGCTTTCCAATGGTGGACTTGCCATGAGCAACACATTCTATTTCCTTGACCTTGATACCGATGATCGTGGATCTTCGAATATTGAGATCAGGGCTCGTGGACGTGCTGGTGTGAACAGGAACATTGTTTACTTATGGGAGAATGGTATGACCGGGGAAGGTACTCCTACAAATCCTGTTGATGCTAAAGCATTCCATATGCTGAAAGAAACTCTTTTGGCTGTCTATAATACACGGAGCTGCGGGATTCTGAAACCGTCTGCTACCGCTTAGTTTGGGGTTTTAAGGTTAGTAAGAGGGGCAGCGATCCCCAGTCAATGTCCCTCTTTTTTTTTATTTATATTTATTTTTGATTATTATACTTTTTATTATGGAAACAAAAAAATTACTTGTAACAATTGAGGAGAGGAAAGAAATTCAGGCGAATATGTGTATTGAATTTGGTTCCAGGATTAAGTTTCGTGTTATGGATCTTGATAAAGCTGTAGCAAAGATTCGTGCAGAACGATCAATGCATGCACTATCTCCATATATTGAAATAAAACCGATATCTCCGGATATGCATAAGATGCCCAGTAGGACCAGTACATTTCAGAAGGATCCACTTACTGGTGTTCTTTATGGAATTCCTATTGATCAGGATGATTTTGGAAATATGCGCTGGCAGAAGATACAGATTGGTGATAATATGTCAATCAACCTTGATAATGTCAATGATGCAAAAGTATGGGCTGTTCTTCGTTTTAATCCCGATATTAAAGGTAGTCCATTCCAGGTACAGAATCCTTACTATGAAATCTATGATCCGGTAGAGGTTGCAAGATCAGAGATGGGTGAGGTTGCCCAGATAAAAAAAGCATGGGATCGTGTTGATAAGATTCAGGATAGACCAGTTGATATGGTAATGTTTGCAAGGTATCTTGGAGAAGAGATCCGCGAGAATGCCAGTGTAGAAATTGTTTATAATACCCTTCTTCGTTTTGCGAAAGGATATCCAATTGAGTTTAACAAGAAATGGGAAAGTAAATCCCGGGCATATGGCGAGAGATTTGCTACGGCAAAAGCAATTGGTGTTATCACTCAGGACATTGAAAAAGGTTTTATGTTTAAAAACATATCTATCGGATATTCCGAAGAAGATGCAATTCGTTTTCTCAGCAAGGATATGAATATCATGAATGCCATCAATTCGATCATTGAAGAAAAAGATGAAGTTGTTAAGATCATGAAATCTGAAATGGATTATCGTGAAAAGGAAAAAGAAAAAGAGAAAGTTATCGTTGAAGAAAAGGAACCTATCAAAAATGAATTTGATTAATGAATATAGTTCAACTACATGAGAGAGTCCGTTTTTGGTTAGATACGGTAGGATCTGCAAGATTTGAATCTTCTGATATTGATAATGCTATCAATACTGCAATGGAAGATATTGTAGATGAAAAATATTCACCTACACGAATTGCTAAGTCAGGAGATTCATTTCAACGATCCCAGAGAACCAGGGATAATCTTTCAAATCTTGTTAGAGAATCGGACTCTTCTATAGGAGGACAGATAACACTTCAGAATTATTCCGGATATTCAATTATTCCAATTGCAAGTTTTCCTATAGATTACAAGTATCTTCTTGCTATTGCTCTTTATGATTCATCCGAAACTAAATATAACTGTTGGCCGATTACTTATGACAGGATTAATGTCATCGATCAAAATCCTTATCGTAGACCAAGATTAACTCCAATGTCAAAACAGTATTATAATGAAAGCGATATTGGAATTAAAATTATTCATGTAATTGTACCGGCACCATCAAAGGCGATAATCAATTATCTTTCAAAACCTATAAATTGGAATTACGGACTTGAATGGACATCTGTTCATGTTTATACAAATGGACAGAACATCATAGTCACATCTGAGTTTGCTACTTATAATACAGTCAGGTATCTTCGTGGTGATGTAATTACTATTTCTGCACCATTTCTTACGCTTACTGATGGTACTGCTGTTGATTCATATACGAACAGTAACATCAATTCATCACTTCATGAACAGATAGCAAGGAAAGCATCTGTAAATGCTTTGATGTCAATAAAGGAATTTGATAAAGTTAAAGTTATTGTAGAATACTTTATATAGCATGATAAAACCTATTCCATTACCAATGTTACTTGGGTTTTTTAAAACCTATACTATATCAAACTATGTAGAGACAATTCCTGCAATAACTGTTCCTCAGTATATATATAGATCAGATGGAACAACAATTTGGAGAAAAGGAATGAGAGGAGATTATTTCGTTTGGGATGTTGCATTAACTCCACTTGGATTCTCTTATGGAGGAGTTGAAGATACAGATTGGGTTAACAGATTCTCAATACCTAAAACAGTATAACTATGCCACAATATACAGAATATACATTCGCTGGTAATTATTGGAGAGATGGAGTAAGATCAGAAAATTGGGTTTTAGATGTAGCACTTACACCTCTTGGTTTTGATGGGATTGAAGATATAGATTGGACAAATAGATGGACCTTACCTAAAACAGTATGAAAAAACTACTTGCATATTTACTATTCTTTATTATTAGCATATCACTGGTTGGTCAACCAGGATCTGTTATAACAAGTAATTTTACAATTCGTAAAGCTTCACCGGCATTTTATCTTAATGGTACAAATGCATTCATCGATTTCTACAATAATGAAGTAAGACTTACACAGGGAAATGATGTTCTTACATTATCTGGAGGAAATTTTGCTTTAGCTGGAGGATATTCGTTATTGCTTACAGGTTCGATTGGTTCAACTGGATCAAGAGTAACAAAGGGATGGTTTACGGATGTAGAATCAACAAATATGATTACTGTTGGTGGAAATTCACTATCAACTATTTTTGCACCAATAAGTCATACTCAGGCACAATCAACAATAACTGCTTTATCGGATTCATTACTCGCACGTTATAATAAAACACAAGCGAATACAAGGTTAAATTTAAAACTTAATATTTCGGATACTGCTACAATGTTATCTAAATATCCCCACAAATTAAACGCTGTTCTTACAGGAGTACCAACGGTTCCAACAGCAGCAGCAGGAACGAATACTACTCAGATAGCTACAACGGCATTTACAACAACGGCAGATAACTTAAAACTAAATATTGCCAACGGTACAGCAACAGGAACACTTACAACGGCTGCTCTTAATGTGGGAGGAAGAAATTTAACGATTGATAGTATTCCCTTAATAAATGGTGAATATGCTGTATTTGTTGGGCCAGATACTATGCCGGTTCATATACTTAAAACACAACAGATTGAATTATTTGATGCTCTCGATACAAACTTAGTAATAGCTACTAAGCATGATATTATAACACTTTATGATGACACAACAAGAGTATTTAATATATTACAATATGGAGCAACAGATGGAGGAACAGTAGAAGATCAGACTGCCATAAGAAATGCGATGATAGATGCTGCTGAATTACCATATGGAGGGACGGTTGTGATACCTTCTGGCAGTTGGTATATAACCGACACTATTCTTATGGAGTCAAACATAACCATCGATATTGATAGGAATGCACGGATAACCATTGCTCCTTCTTATGCAAAATGTGTCTTTTCATTTCCTGGTAGAGTGGAACGTACAACAATTAAAGGAGGTTATTTTTATGGAACCACACAAACATGGAATTTTGCTAATTTATATGCTACCGATGCAACTCATCCTATAACCGAGTGCCATTTTGAAGATATAAATATTAATAATTGTAAGATTGGGTTTAATGTATCAATAATTTCGGATGGTTGGGTAAATGCTAATAATTTTAATAATCTTACAATATCAAGTTGTATAAATGCCTTAAAGATTGCTGATGCCGTTGATGGTGGC